AGTTCCATCAGTGTTTTCAATTACAAATCGTTTTTGTCCAGCAATATTAGAGATGATACGATTTTGTGCCGTAACATCAGTTGCCGCTTCATCGAGACCAGCATCATAATAAAAATCGAATGTCATAATGCCGTTTTCGTCGCTTCGAAGACCAGTAGTATTCGTCGTTGACGTTCTTACTTGTGAACACTTCGAAGTTCTGTTTTCTCCATCAAACGTAAACGTATGATTTGTATTCGGCTTCAAGCCAGATACAGAAATTACAAACTTCTGAGAATCAGCGATGTATTGTTGATCAAATCCTCTGTCGAAGTCGAAATAATTAAACATCGAATTGGTAATTGTGAATGAACTCGGGTTTATGTTATGTACAGCGCCCGTATATTCAAACGTATTTGGATTCGCTACCGTAATTGTCGAAGTTGTTACAGAATCTGTAGGATATTGTAGAAGATAACCATAAGTTCCTGTTCTACCTTGTCCACCAAATAGACCACCGCGTTTCTTACCCTTGTATATTCTCACTTTTGCATATTGGCCTGCAGCAGGATCATGCGTCCATGTGATCTTAAATTGATCTTCAAGGAAAGTACCAGAATCGATACCGGTTGGATATGACTTACGCTCTATGCTTCCAACATGCTCGACTCCGCGACCATCATTCAGTTGATTTATTTGATAGAGTCTGGCAATATCAGCGCTAGTAATAGAAGCTGCTGATGCAGAAGTTTGTGTGGCTGTCCATGGACCATTTTCTGAAGCTCCTTGATAGACAGTTGCCGAAATGGCATTGTCGCGAGAAACTACATAAAGTTCTGCTGGTCCAGAAAGACTGCTGAATCGATAAACGAATTCTTCGAACACTGTACCAGAATCCGAAACGCTCGTGCTTCTTTCTCTTGCTACTGTTGATTCTATTCTTTGAGTAACAGTAGTAACAACCACATTTCCAGTTGTATTTGCAGCAGTATTTGCAGCAGTATTTGCAACTGGAAGAGGGCCTGCAGTCGCGACGCTCTGTTCTCCAATCACAAACTCGTTATATGGAAGTGTCAGAATGCCATCTTCTTGTCCTGTGCCATCTGGCTTAAACTGAAGATTTAACTCTCTCAGATATGGACCAAGCTGGTCGTTTTTAATAGTAGCATAAAATTCTGGGCTTCCGATGTCTGCATAAACATAGTCGGTGAAAGGATCTACGAAGAATCCAAACTTAAATCTATCAAGAGCCGCATCTAAACCACTCGGAATAAATCTTGATTTTGCCAAAGCTTCAGCAAGAGTAAACGATACGTAATATTCCAGATCTTTAATTCTTCTATCAAGGCTACCGATATCAGCCATCGTATAACGACGTTGCTGAATGCGAGTTCTTTGAGAAGCGCTGATTGAAGGCTTAATAGTATAGGTGCTCTTTCTTTTTCCAGAAATGGCGCTCGTCACCTTTGTATCTGTGATAGCAATCATCTCAGCAGAAAGCACTTCTGGAAGAGAAGGATATGGCGGAATGTTGTATATTTGTAGAGTAAGCGAGCTATCTTGTGCCGGTGGAAGAACAGGAGAAATGCCTGGTTCGCCGTTTTTGATTTCAAAACCACCTATCGAATTGATAATAACTCGATCAACTCTTCCAAGATAAGAACTTACATTTGCAGACAATGTAGAGTTAGGCACAGGGAAAAATGCGCTAGCCGAAGAGAAGTAGTTTGTATTCGAAGGAAGCGTAGGATTGATAATCGACGCAGCGTTTGCACCAGCCGCAACTGAAGAAATATCAGTCACATAGTTAATTGTATTTGCAGCCGATGGACGAAGATCTACACAATCTCTTACGTCATAATAAATTCCAGTTTTTCCTTGAAATTCTGGAAGTTCCATCGTGTTAATGCTTGTATCGCTGACAAGCGAAGCAAGATTTGCACTGTCGTTAATGGTATAGGAAGAGATCGTCTTGACACCTGATGCAGATTGAAACGCATCAAACTTTACAAGAAGAATATCATTCGCAGCAAGCGAATCGTATCTTGGCTTTCTGACAAGCTTCGAAATATCAAGGAAATCTTCATTTTGTCCGCTGTCAATATAAAACTGATTCGTAACGTCTGTAACACCGAATGTATTCTCGGTGAAGTACATCGTATTGCCAGTAAACTTATGCGCAGAAGTACTGTTTGAAGTCAGTGTAAGATTTGCTCCACCGCGAGTAGCAGAGAGTGCGAATCCAGATGTATTTGCATATACGGCAAAGTATGTGGTAGCATTTGCAAGGCCGCCGAGTACTCCGACACCTGCAGCATTCGAATATAGAAGAGAATCACCATTCGCGAATGGGTTATTCGTGATAGTAATAAACGCGTTAGCGGTTCCTGATCCTGTAATATCTGTGGCTACGTTAAACGTAATATCTTGAGCAGTCGCGTCTTTCTTGTATACTCCACGAAGGCGATATACGTCAGATACACCGAGCGGCCATGGTCCTTGAATACCTGCGCTGTTGTTATTTGCAATACGAATTCTTGCATAGTTGCCACGATTTGACGTCTTCGCCGCTGAGCTTACATTGTTTCTTTGCGCATTATAGACAACCGAAACAGGCATCGAAGCGGCGGCATTTGAAGTAGCATTCGCGACATTATTACCGAAGTAGATCGTCATGACTTGACTGTTCGAACTATCAACGTTCGCCCACTTCGTAGCTTTGTTTGTCAGTGAGATCGGAATATTTTGTGGATAATAAAGAGTAATGCTACCACCAGAATATGTTTTTCCTGGAGCAGTGGCGAGAGTCATCAAGGTGCTGTTTGCAATTGATGCGATTTGGGCCACAGCCGTATTTCCAGCCGTAGAATTTGCAAGAAGAACATAATCTCCAGGAGAAAATTGTGTAGTAAATAATGAACCAGTTCCTACAACATTAGCAGTCGTATTATTAGCAGTACTAATAGTGCCTGTTGCGGTTATCTGAGACTTGAAGTTACCATTAGGAATTACAATCAAATCGCGTTTCTCAGAAGTATTCAGCTCTTCTGTATACGGGAAATATTCATTTGATGAAAGATTTAAAACAACATAACCGTCAGAATTAGAAGTTTCAGTTGTGTTAATGGTTCTGTATTGATATGTGATGTTAGAAACATTCGACGTAGCATTCTTTAACTTGAAAAGAAGCGATGAGTCTGAAGTATCTCGAAGTACTGCTCCAAGAGTAGCATCAATTACTACGTCAGCAATTGCTTTATTGCCACTGCTATAGTAGATGCTTCTTACGTCCTTAGTATTTGAACCGCCGTTCATCTTAATGTCAAAGAGATACATTCTGTATACGGCATTCGCATTACCGACATCTCCGCTCTGATAAGCAAAAGTACGAAGTCTTGCAGTACCAATCTTCGTTCCTACCGGGGAAATTGTAGTCGATCCAGTACTAATATAATTTGCAGGAGATCCATAAAGATCTACTTGACCACCAATGTCAAAGTTGAACGAACCGGCAAGTTCGTCGACTTCGAAGTAGTTACCGTAACCGAGACGAGTTTGCGAAGCAGGATCATTTAGCTTCGTCGTACCCTTATTCATGTTTTGCTTATAGTTGTCGATAGTTTCAATACGAATACCATTGATATAAGCTTTACCCGGATCAATGTTCATCTTCACAAGACTTGCAGTATCTGAGAACGTTCCAGAATCTTTCGTCAGTGTAAGGAACTGATCGATGACATAGTTGCCAGATTCTTCGTAAGTTCTTGCTGCGAGTTGACGGCCAATGACATTATAGACAGTGTCTTGATTTACACGATACGGACGACCGTCTGTGAACTCGATGATTGGAAGGAATTCTGAGTTTGCATCGGCTTCGGCTTTTGTCAGTACGCTGATGACTGGTGTCAACTTCAGACGATCTGCGCCAGGAGCAGCAAAGTTGAAAGTACCGGTGGCATTGTCAAGAAGCGACTGATCTTGATTTGAGTTAACAATGCTTTCATTTGTATAGAAACCAACAGACTTATCAAAGCCAGTATTCGAATACTTGTTTACAACCTCGAACTGAGAAGCAACTCTCGAGAAGAAACCCTTCTGATAGATTGTGCCTTCGCCGATCGTAACACCATAACCAGTTCCGATAGGAACGGTTGTTGCGTTTGCCACTTGAATCGTAGCAAGGAATGTTTCTGCTGCGAGCTCAAGCTCGCCTAATTCGGTGGCAGTAAATGTAGAAGTGGTCGAGTTATTTGCGATGGTAACATGTGGCTCTACGTAGTAACCTGAACCTTGTCCAATGATCTGAACAGCTGTGACTTTACCTAGACTGTCTGTTGTAAGTGAACCAACTGCACCCGAACCAACAATTGCAACTACGTTCGCAGATACACCAGATCCGAAATTACGAATCTGCTCGCCAGCTGCAAATCGGAACTTAATCGTATTTGCAGAAATAAGATCAGGATATTCTGGTCTCACCTTCAAGATAAGAGCAGAGCTATTAGCAGTTGTATTCGCTTCGATAATCACGGCATTTGCAACGCCGTTCTGAATTACAGATCCGGCCACAAAGCTTGCAGCAGCTGCAGCACCACCTGTACTATTTTGTACAGCAAGTGCCGACATCACTACAACCGTGTCGCTATTACTAAACTTCGAAGCGCCATCGTTTACTTTGATATTGAAGATAGGATAAGACTTATTGAAAACCGTAAGAGTTTCATCTGCTGCAAAAGAATCTGTTTCGAAATCTGTTCCTGAACTGATGTAGTTCACAAACAGCGTGTTCAAATCTGGTGAACGAGATTGCAGACCAGCGGTCGTCTTTACAATGTATGCTTCGACATTTGCGGCGTTCTTGACATATAGGTTGTTATAAAGAGTGACATCGACTTGTAGACCATCGGTCGTTAGATCGTTGATCTTGATATAAGGAACTTTATCATGCTTAGTAATCGTACAACCATCGATGATTGTGCCACGCTTAAATACGTTGTCACCAAACTTCTCAATTTGATTTTGCAAGATTGACTGGAGCTGGTTAAGCTCACGGGCTTGGACTGCGACACCGGGCTGGAACAAGACTTTATAAAAGTCCTTCTTGACGTCGAAGTCATCAAAATAAGGAGATACGTTTAGGTTGGTTTCCAGAGCCATTTAATTAAAACTCCAATACTATCTTTATAATTTCTGATTTGTTATCGTTACGAGCGATAGGATCAAGATTCTCTAAGTAAAGAACCTCGCCGCTACCGACTACAAAGTCTCCATTGTATTTATTCAATAATGGGGAAAGCTCTGCAGAAGATACTACTCCTGCGATATCTATGACTCCACGCGCATCAAGGTTAAAGATGCCTGATTTATTACTAATCCACAATATATCAGAAGCGCCGTCGATCTCATCGAGATGGTGGACTCTGCCGCGCGGCTGCGCATATGAAATCAGACTTTCTTGCTTAATCTCTTCGTCTTCGAGGAACGGTACTCCGCCGGTGCTAAATGTGCCAATCAATCGAGTTAGCTGGCGAGAGTAGTTGAATGAACTCGCTACTCTGTCGTTGATTTCAATCGTTCCAGTAATAGATGCTGTCGTACCCGACACAGGAACTACGGTGTCTCCTGACATACCACCAACACCGATGATACGACTTCCAGAAGTAAATACTCCTGCAACATTTGACAATTCAATTTGACTTGATCCAGAGAACGATACGATGCCGCTCGCTTCTACGACGATAGCTGACACTTCACAATCTTCTGCCGTAAACGAGCTGTTGGTATTTGCAGTCGTAATACGATAGTCTTGTGGAACGTTGGCTACTGTCGAGATATAGTTGTTCGAACCGTCTGTGACAAGAACATAGTCGCCAACTTCAAAGGCATCTTTGTAAGTAGGAGCATCTGGATTTCTAAGAGCTACAGTAATAACTCCGTTCGATCCTGATACACTTGCATCTCCGTTGATCGTAACGAGAGGAGCTGAAGTATATCCAGAACCTGCGTTAGTAATTGTAACAGATGTAATAACTCCTGAACCGTTATTTGCGAATGTGCCTGCTGCACCTGTTCCATCAGTTCCAGAATTGTTAAAGACGAGTTGATTATTCGCAGTGCTATTGTATCCTGTTCCACCACTTACAATAGTAGCAGTAGTCGAAAGAAGGCCGAAGTCTGTCTTTTCAATCGTCGTGCTAGCTGCTGTAATTGAAACGTTGCCGTGCAGCTTTAACTTTCTATATTGATAGACTTTCTCACCAACAGAAAAACCTGGTCCAATTACATTGTTGATATTCATATCGACCTTTGTAAAGGTCGGATTCTTAATTACTCCGACTTGTCGAAAATCATTTTCTGTTGAAATGATACCGCTCTCGCTGTTATTAAACTTGGCGCTGATGCATATTCTTTTTGCAAAGAGTTCATTGTAAGGATCTGAGCCATGGCCATTCTTTGGAGAAATAATTGGACGCAATGATGCTGGTGCAAAGTACGTAGAGCTTGATACGACCGGTGGAAGCTGAATAAATGTTTCGTCGAAAATAGATGGAGGAATAGTAATAGGCTGTTCAGAAACATATGATTCAGCCTTTCGATAGTTTTCTCCTACCGCTAGCAATTCGACTCTATTCACGGAATTTGTAGATGCCGCATCGATATATACAATTCCTTCTGCGGGAGTCGATTCTTCGCCATCTCCCCAAACGAATGCATATGGATATACTTCATAAGTATCTCCAGCAGAAGGAGTATTAATAAACGAGGAATCAAGAATAAATTTCTTCTGTGCAGAAGTGCCTTCATAGTTAACGATTCTTCGATACTCACCGATAGCAAGACCCGAAGTCATCTTCATGACACAACCTTGATAGTAGTCATCGATCGATACTGCAGTTGCTGGTGCACCATAAAATGTAGGAATACCTTGTACGGTGATATCGGCTGTTAAGAGTGTGGCACTGGCAATATAGTTGTCATAACCTGCACCAGGATCTTCTACCTTAATGACTTCAATCGTTCCTCGAGTAGCGCCATCAATGACCGAGGTGTTGGCAATGATAGGAACGTATTGCGAAGTAGCAAACTTTTCATACTGAGATTTTGTGATGGTGTACATGTATTTCCATACATATCCGTCACCTGTTTCGACAGGATTGAGATCGGCGGCACTACCTACACGAGAAGGTGCAACAGTCGAATTTACATTGATAGTATCAGTGCTTTTGTTGAACAAGCACTTCCAAACGTTGTACTCTGTATCGTCGTCGACAGTGATAAAGAAGTTCTTGGTTTCAAGATCGCCGTCAAGATGATCATACATCGCATAGTGTGTGTTTGATTCCCACAGATTCTTTTTCGCCATATGAACTACATCATCAGAAGAAATTCTCTTCGCGAAGATCATATTGTCATAGACGTTCGTGTCTGTATCACGAATGCTATTATTCGGAACAGGAATAATCGTGTCGCTGTTAGCATAAGGAATATGACGAGCGGCATACACAAAGTAATCATTGTTAGCAAAGCTATTCATGAAGTTTGCAGCTGCCGCTACATTAAAACTACTCGTAATGAGTTTTTGAGTTACTGCCATTTATTCCTCTATCGTCTTTGTCAAGAAGTGACCAGCGTTAATATCTCCGCTAGTGCTACCATTCGCTGTTATATTTATAGGACTTCCATTCGCGGTTAACGATAGTTTCACCGTATTTGGAGTAGTATTTACAATATAATAATTTTGATTATTTGCAAGTTTTTCAATTCTTAGAATGTGCGTTTCTGCCGTTGAGTTAGAATAAATGCTAACCGCTTTACCGATAGAGTTCGCAAGCTTTATTGAAGTAGCGTTTGCGCTTCGAATGAAGTATTCACTGCCTTCTGCAAGACCAACAGCAGTAGATCCACCATTCTTTGTATACTTAACAACATCACCTATTCTAAACAGATTGTTTGCTACGCTAATAGTATTTGAAGTAATTGCATTTGTTACAAACGATAGAGACACGTTTGCTTGCACAGCCGTATTCGATGTGGTGTAAAGAACCAAGTCGCCATTTGCAAACGGATTAATAACCTTCGTCAATGTATGCAATGCCAGTGTGTTACTGATTGCAACAGTATTGAGATTCAGAGCATCTCCACCTCTTGTTTCAGAGATCTTGATGCCTGTCGTATTTGCGAACACTACGTAATAGTATTCGTTATTTGATAGGCTCGAAGAAGTTCCTACACCAAGTGTTTGTGCTTCTGACGTAGTATATTGTAAATAATCATGTACATTTAGTGGGAATGTGGTATAATAAGGATTAGTCCCTAACGATATCAGATCAGTATCATTGTTGACATCCATTACCTTAAACTTGAAACTGACATCTTCGAAGTCGGTCTGAATAGTATCATTCACAGTCGAAACGTCGTCATTCGAGTTAAATTGGATTTCTTGCCCAGTAGAAATGCTTGTCAAAGCGAGTGCGGCATTCGATTCTTCTACGATCAATGCAGATCCAAAGAACTTCGTTCCAGCCATATGCATGACTTTCTTGAACATGTCAGAATATCTATCTACCGAGATTTTCGAAAGAATCTCATAAGAATACTCTTGGTAATAGTCTCCGTCGTGCACGTAGATATCGTCAGACAAGAACCCTTTCGAGCTTCTGTAATATCCGATTCCAAGGCCATGGCCGTCGAGAACCATCTTTGCGGTTCCAGATCTCAGATTATCTTCTGATACAAAGTCAACGATTTCTGCATTCGAATATGCAAAACCTGAATCGATGACTTGAAGAGCAGTGACTTCACCGTTTGACGTCACAACGTTTGCTGTGATATCCGCATTCAATCCGATAGGATACAATTCTGTGATATCTTCAGTCACACCTATTACGTCAGCTTCGGCGCCAGAAACTTCGCCGATCATCGGCTCATTTGGCAACCAAGTATTTTCGAATGTGATTCTCTTGGCAAGCATCTGCGAACTGTTACTTGATTTTACAATCGCTTTGGCAGTCGATACAATCTCGAAAAGACTTACGCTCGAAATAAGCGCGTTTGCGGTAGGTACTGTATAAGAATATAGTAAAGCGTTATTTGTAATAGGTGCAGTGTTTCCAGTCACTCTGACATAATTGCGTACAACACTTTCATGAGTGTTGGAGAAGATTGAAGAAACAGTAGCATTAACTACACTTGCAGTAAGGAAGTGTCCAGTTTCTGATACACTAGTAGCTGTAATATCAACATTAGAACCAGTAGATGTGGTTGAAAGAGCAAGACCAGTACTATTTGCGTATCTTACAAAATATAAAGAATTGTTTGTGAGTCCAGTAACAGCGGTATTTCCAGCTGCAGTCGAATATGTAATTTGTTGTCCATTTGCAAAGATACTATTTGCCGATGTTATTGAAATAAAATCATTGCTATTTTGAACTTGTGTATTCGAGTTAAAAGTTGAAACTACATTTTGGAATAGCTTATCTTTTGGCAGATATCCTGGAAGAGTTGCGATCGTATGTGATTCGCCACCTGTCGAGTTAGCAGTAATGTTGATTGCGGATCCACTGAGAGTAGAAGCTAATTTAAATCCTACGTTGTTCGCAGCAACAACATAGTAAACAGCATTCGCTGTCAAACCGCTGATAGCAGTATTGCCATTCGGAATTCTGTACTGAACGATTTGACCATTAGCGAACTCGTTCGTATAGCTACGTAGCTGATGACCAATCAAGTCAGGATTGTAATTTCTGAGGAAGTGCCCATTACTTCCAGGATTTGCTGCTGTCAAATCTACGTTGGCTCCACCGGCTGTCAATGAAAGTGCTAAGCCAGTGCTATTTGCATAGCGAACATAGTAGAGAGCATTCGCTTCGAGACCATCAACTGCTGCAACACCATCTGTCACAACATATCTGACTTGACCGCCATTGGCAAATAAAGTATTCGCAGTCGCGATTTGAATAAAATCATTACTGTTTTGTACGTTAGTATTTGAGTTAAACTCTGCGACATTCGAACTCTGTGTAATATTCACTTTGGCAAGTGTGTTTGCCGCTTGAGTTGTGAGAGTGACGCCAGTCGAATTCGATGCCAAGACATAGTAGAAACTGTTGTTTGATAGGCCTGTCACCGCCGTATTCGCATTATCAGTAAAGTAACGAACAAGATCATTCGCTGCAAACTCATTACCAGTGATTGTAATAAAATCTGTATTCGAGTTGACTTCGTCCGTAGGATTAAACGACGATGTGATGTTACGATAGAAGATAAATTCTGATGCGCTGTTGGCTTCGTACTGAGATTGCAAACTAAATGTCTTGGCATCATACGTGTTGCTGTATGCACCAGAAGAAACCTTCAGATCGTAGAACTTGAGATTTGCTTGAGATTGATTTACTATTTCTCCAGCAACAAAGTTTCTTGTTGCATTTTCAAACGTAATTACAAAGTCTTTACGATCGAAACCTGAAATGTATGGCTGATGTGCAAGAACAAATGGATCGACGTTATAGTCTTCACCTGGATTGATCTGATTGAGTGATCCAATAATCCCGATCTCAAATCTACCAAACGTCAGACATGCATACAGATTATCGAGTAAGTTGCCTTGTGGATTCTTTGGAAATCCGAATGCGTCTGAAGAGATAAACTCTGAAGCAAACACTTGATTCGCCTGTGCAATCGTCGATAATTCTGTCACCGCTGTAATTGCAGTATTCACAAGATTATTACCATAGACAATGATATTGCTATTTGATGGTGTAGAAGTCGTGTTTGTGAAACCAAAGTCGCGAATAGGATCTTTGATAAGAAGATTCGTTCCAGTCACATCATATAATGTTGCATGTGCAGTCTTGTATAAGAAGTGACCAGACTCGTTCGCTCGAGTTGCAGCAAATGCCGGAATATTGAACGATGTATTAGCAAAGCTTTCTCCGGGAAAACTCGTGCTATTGATATGAATATACTTGTTCGCAGGACTCGAAAGAATGAGTCCAGTGGTATTTGAGAATGCGACGTAATAAGGTTTACCGCTTTCGAGTCCACTGATTACTGTATTACCTGTTGCTACTTCATAAGTAACTCGATCGCCTGCAATATAGTAAGTATTAGCATTTGTAATAGTAATAAACCCTGTCGTTGCATTTGCAGCAGTCGAAGGATTAAATGAAACCTTGCGGATCTGTTGATATACTCTTTGACCTTCATCGAACCCAGTATTCGCTGTCACAGAGAGTTGAAGACGACTATAGTCGAGTGTATCTTGGCTGTTGGCAGCAATAAGATCCGTACCGATGAAGATGACTTCTGTTTCGCCGATCGTACCTACACCGAAACCAGCGCCTGTTCCAAAACTAATCGATGATATATTTGCGGTGGTATTTGAAAGCGGAGCAACGATCTTCGAAGGGAATGAACGAACATAGTCGCCACCGGTAATGTCGAGCGAATAAGATGTAATCTTAAAGTTATCTGCGTTTGCAGCGGTGTATACCGTATCTGTTTCGTTCCAGTATCCTTTACGAGAAAGGAATGTTAACGTTCCGCTGTTTGATCCAGAAGCATAGTTAGCAGTGATTACAGTACCTTCAGCAACAATCGCATTCGCGCTATTGTAGATGTAGATGTTATTCGCAAAGGTAACGTTATTCGAAGAGCACTCATCAAACGCAATGACATGAACTTGCTTCTTGATGTCATATAAACCAGCATTCAGATTGACGTAACTGACGTTCGCAAAGATTTGATTGTTGGTTTGATTGATAAGCTTATATGTTAAACCGTAGTTATGAGCATTTCCGACAGCATTTGCAGATGCATTTGCAGAAAGTATCAAAGAAGTTGAATTGGTTACACTGATTACGTTACCAACCGCCACGTTGCCTGTGACATAAAGCGTAGAGTTGATGTAGTTGTTATTAAACGCAGTAGATGTTCCAGTGACTACATTGCTTGTAGTAGATGTAGTGATTGTGCCTGTTCCAACTTTGTAATCCCAATCCGCCATGCGCTTACTGTTCTTGAAAGCGCCGCGAGCATTGGTAAGAGTAAGTTGAACTTCGCCTTCTAGCTGGATCACATTTGCCACTGTACCAGAAGCAGTAATATATCCTGCATTCTGTTGCTGTACGACATCACCTACACTGAATGTTGCTGAAGGTGAAGTAATAATAACAGCATAATCTGTCGGTATGTTCATGAACTTACCAGACATTGACTTGTCTGTCAGTGTACTTGCTGTGAAGCTTGTTCCTGTGTTATTCGTTCCAGTATAATAGATAGCAGATGGAACGAATACGCCTGAAGTGTGTGATACCGAGATAAAACCATTTGTATTCGAAGAAGGTGCAACTTCGAGTACTCTTCCTTGTGCAGCAAGCATGCCATTCGCAGCATAACGATATACAGTATTTCCTACAGAAACGTTTGATGTGGCCGCACTGTATCCGATATTGACTACAGGTTGAACACCGCGTTCGAATAGACGATAGTAGTTTTCCGCCGTAAAATCTGCCGTCACTTCATTGAGGTTTAATACTTTCTCAGAGACGATCGATTCGGCATTAAGTGTGTATCCATATCCGCCGTCTATAAAAATGAAATCTACGAGGCCAGCTGCCGAATTCGTAGATTCTACTCGTGCTAAACCGCCGAGACCGCGATCGCTGTTCGTAAATCTTACGATGTCTCCGACAGTAAAGTCTCGACCACGAGTTTGAACTGTAACTCTTTTTACGGATCCTACGAGTTTCGATCTTTTGGTAATATCGAATACGGGTTCATTATTGATATTTAGACCGATGACTTCGCCGTTACGAAATTCGCCCTGTCTTCCAGAAATATAAAGTAGGTTAACGAAGCCTTTACCAACTCTTCTACGAATATACTTCTCAACGAAAGCTTTGGCGCCTGAAAGCTGGCCCACAACTTGCTTGCCGACATAGTCGATATTATAGATTGAGTATCCGATTTCAAGATATTCTGGTTTCTCGTACACACCATCTGAAAGACGAAAGATCTTTTCTGCAGGATATTGTACTTCAGCAGCCGTACCATATACAAGCTTAAAGAAAAGATCGATCGAACGTTCTGTACCCTTTGCGCGATACAGATCGAGTGAGTTCTTGACAAGAAGCTTTTTGTTCGTGGCAGTGTCGAACTGAATGTTCTTCAGATACTTTTCTTTGAAGTGAACGATGAAGTCGTCAGTAGTTTCGTCAATATCTCTGTAACTCGGTAGTCGACGAGTATGATACAAAGGATTATTAGTCGATTCTAGCCACTCATAATAAGCTCGAGTGAACGCAATGAAGTTCTCACCCTCTTCTTGGTAAAAAGAAGGGAATTGACTCTGAATTAACGGAGATATTCTTTTTTCTATATTCTTCATTATTCTCTGATCTGTTCAATTGTGACGTCGACGTCATTTTCAAGAATATTGAGTATCACGTTCTGAGAAGAAGTGATGTCAAGAGTACGCGGCTTGGCATAGATTTTCAAAGAAGTGCCAGTGTAATTAGTAATATTAAAGTTGTTGATTCTGACGATACCAGTATCATAGTCAACAGTGCCGATATCAAGAATGGTTCTATGCTGTGTTCCAGAAGTATTGATGATACGCATAATACCATCACCGTTATCTTCAAGGCGACAATTTGGCAATCCGTTATAAGTGAATGTCGAAGAACTTACGACATGAATATCACCTATTAAGTGCTCTGCACCTTTACCTGGAACATCGTTCTTCAGCGGATTTTTAAAATCAATCGTTACATTCTGACCAGATGATACTACACCTGAAGTCGCCAATGATACAAGCGAACCAGAAGTTGATGTAGGAGTAGAAGTCACCGTCGTACTCAAAACAGGTGTCAGATACTTGACGAGTTCAACCTGAGTTTCGTTACTAATGATACTATTTTCTGCAGCATCGACATCACGAATAAATCTTGAGTAGCGAAGAGTGCGACCAAAGTTATTGAGATTGACAGAAGCGTGTGTCAGAATAGAATCGATAACGTTCGTGCGAATATCTTCTGGATTCAAACCTGTCAGGTTGATATTGTATTTGATATTTGTATTGACATACAGATATGTGTAATCAGGAGAAACAAAGAGCGGTTCGATAGCAACAGAAGATCTTGACCTCAAGAATTTCTTATATTCTGCTTCTTTAATCTTTGGAAGACCATCAACTTCATCGAGATCAATCGACAAGAAGATTCTGCCGTATTGAGGAGGATTAGCATCTTCTCCGCCATATGCAACGACTGCGTTAATTTCAGGAAAGTTTGCTTTGAGTAAGTTCTCATAATCTTCTGAAGTCACTGCACGTTCTTGTGTAGTGAATGCACGAGGAGCATTATACTTAATCGAGTTGAGATCTTCTGCAACAGCACCGTCTGTAGCAGCAGTAATAGTTTCAATAACTACATTCGATTCGTCATCGATACGGGCAGTATTAATAAACCTGAATGCTCCGTTAGGAAGTTCACCATTGCAAACACGATATTCGATAACTACTACCGAATTGTTTTTTGGTTTACGACCTACAACGCCGTCTCCAAAGACAACTTCATATGCATCTCCAATTCCTGGCTGCAAGAAAAATACTTTTGAGTTAAGATCGTGGCCAAAAAGAGATGTTGCGCGAGTGTAAGTGTGAGTTGTTGTGCCGTTATCTTCAAAAACTGTAACTAATAAACTTTCAAGATCAACTCTTTTATTACTGATCTTGTATATTAGCGGACTATTATAGTTCACATTGTAAGTATCGCTAAGATAATTGCCTTCGTATACTCGAATCGCTTCGCTTTCATATACGAAGTTTGATCCCGACGGAGTTCTGTTCGTAATCACATAATTTTCAGTAGTACTAAAGTTATAAGTGAAGTCATCGACGCGTGAAGAAAACGATGTACCCTTTGGAATAACAATCGAGCGCTTTGATGCATCTGCAGAAGTGATGACGAGTTGAATCACAGCTGATGAAGATCGAAAGGATCTCGGAAGATAGTTTAATTCTTTGGCATGCGAAATTACGCTATCGCGCAACTTAGCAGAATCAAGAAACATCTCGTTGCTGATCATGTTCAGGTAGAACGCGTTCTGATATGTGTTGTAAGACAACACGTCAAGAAGCACTGAAAGGTTGCTTCCGTCGAAGTCATAGTCCTTGAATCGATCTTGAGACCGTAAGAAGGTCTTGAGCGAATCTTTATAGGAATCGAAATCTAGCTGTGTAAGGACTATACTGGAATTTGCTGCCATTATCTTACTCTATAAAGGGTGAGTTGAAGTGTCTGCGGATTAGCATTATTTATGATCTCGTAATAGACTGATATGTCGTAAGAATGGGCGAATTCATTCGACACTACTAACACATCTACTACTCTCGCTCTTGGCTCATATTTACCGATAGACTCTTTGATAGCGTCTTTCATTAAGTCGGCTGTCATGACAGAAATATCTTCAAATAAGAATCTACGAAGTCCACCACCAAATTCTGGATTAAACAAACGTTCTTTTGTATTGGTCGATAAAATATTCCGCATCGATCTTCTGACAGCTTGCTCATCGGTATAGAGAGCAAGTCTCTTGTTCTGAGGATGAATATTAAAATTGTTATAGAAGTCAGTGAACACAGGATCACGCTGTGTTGTTTTCCTTGTTGTCAGTGCATCTATTCTGTCTGTCATATTACCCTACTGCTTTATCTTATTTATAATGATTATATGATGGTTTCTAATATCTCATAGTTTTCGATGTCGACATTTGCAACATCGTCAGAGAGAAGCCCAACCTGGCCAGTAAAGGCAAAGTTTTGATAATCTTCGTTGCTACCAATCGCATCTAATCCTGGACCAGCCGAACGAGTAAAATCATATCGTATCATTACAAATGTAGATTTATTCGTTTCAATGTAAGAAAGAAGTTTGTTGCTGCCATCATACACAAAATCAGTCAAAATCATATCACAATCTTCGTACGAAACAACTGTTCCGACCTCAAACGTATCGTTGACTTCGTGTCTGAAAGGATACCAATCATCAACAACAACATCATGATCTGTTGCAAATACATAAACTGCACATAATAATAGATCATCGACGCAATTCTGTTCGCATCGTACGAAAGTCGGCATATACCAATCGTCAATTTCAACCGTGGTGACTCCAGGTTCTGGCACAGTAAATCGTATTGCGATTGGTGGGCTTAGATCCCCATAAGAAACTGTTGGAACTGTCGGTTCGCTAACATCTGAAAAGAAATATCCATTTTCTGATACTGAATATTGATCTAACATGTTAGCCTAATCCACCTCACACAGTTGCAGAAGCAGGCTGAGCCCACTTTGGCAGGTTGTCTGGATTCGGTTCTAGTCCGTACTTCGTTCTACGTATCTCGATGCAATTCGGAATGAATTTTAAGATCGCATCTGGAATACCAAATATCGGTTTTAAAATGATATTTAAAACCATACAGATCGATACTTTGCCACGACAGATGTCGATGATCAACTTAATCGCTTTAATAATCTTGTCGACGATTGGAAACTGCTGTAGAATCCAACCAGGAGCTTTGAGTATGATATCATGTATCTTGGCAATGAAATCTGTCTGAAAGAACTTCTTAATCTTTTCCATGGCATCTTCGAACGCATCTTCAATTCGATGCCACAATTCTTCTTTCGAGTGAATCGTTTCTTTCTTCTTACGTTCTTCGTTATCGAAACCAATTAAATTACCTAAAGTTCCGAAGAGCGGGATCGGTAAGTTCAAGACAAAGTCTATCAGTTCTTGGAGTAACTTCTCTCCGAGATCTTCTGCCGCTTTGCCCGACAAGACGTCTTCTTTGGCCTTCTTAATACGTTTCTTAAAATCTTCATACTTCAGTTTTAATTGCGCTTTAATAGGCTTCGTAGGATCGATGAATACTCCAATCCTTTCAATGATTGGACCAATAATAGGAATCTTAGTAAGCAACTTGATCATTGCATTGATGCAGGCGGCAATGAAATCGCTCAGTAGTTCTTTCATCCACGCCAAAGCTTTCTGCCAAAATTCTTCGGCTTCATGCTCAGGGCTTTTAATTCCAAGTGTTCCGTCGTATTTGCCATCACCAAAAAACTTTCGAACCGATTCAATGTCTTCGGCAATTGCAGCTTTGATCTTGACTTTACCTTCTTTCGTAAACAAATCCTTGATTACTGGCTGATAACGAACAGGATTACCGGCTTCGTCTAATAGGGTGACAGCTGTGACGAATGGAATTGGCGTTTGCAATACATCAGGAATACCAAGAATATCAACAATCTTGAGCAGGGCTTCGACGATCTTCTTCTGAAACCATACGTCGATCTCTTTTAGGAACTCGCGGACCTTATACTTCATCTCTTGTTCTTTTGACTTGATCTTCTTAAAGACGTCAGTCATCAGAATGCCAGTAATATCATCGACTAGCTTTTCCATGTCTCGAATAGCTTCAATGAGTTCTTTACCGCACTCGTCTTGAATAAACTTTGCTTGTAACTTCAGTTGGCTAATGATCTTTGCAATGCCTACGAAATAGTCTTCCATTTGACGGAAAGATATTTGCCCGTTAGGACCACATTCCAAGTTAGGAACTTCAGGAACATAGACTATCGGTCTCATGCATTGATTCCAACAATTGCAGCTTTAATATCCACCGCGCCTGATTGTGATACAACTTGCACGCTGCCATTATTTGCATAGATTCCTACGTTGCCTTCATTTGCATAGATATCGACATCTGACTGCGCAGTAATAGTAATCTTACCTTGATTACATGTGATCTCAATATTCTTATCTCCCTTCTCATCGCCGACATTAAAAATTGTCATGTTGCCTGAGGCTAATTGAATATGATCTTTTACTGACTTTGTCACGATGGTTCCATCTGGTAAAATCTCAAGATAAGATCCAGATTTATGATAAACCTGTACACGTTCTGATCCAGGAGTATCATCGAACTCTACTAAGTGACCGCTGCGAGTAGTCATGGTATTATTATAAGGATATCTCGCCTTATACTTCGATTCTGGTTCAACGTAGAAACCATCATCAGTTTTAATTCGATTCTGAGTTTTTTCTTCTGGTTCACCTTGACCACGAGCATATGAAGATACACTGTGATTGCCTTCAGCTGCATAATTTAATACACCTATTACATATGATGCATTCTCGTCAGGGAATTTCATACACATCACGCGCGTGCCTTTAAGCAGTCCAGTCGGACTTAATCCTATACCTGCTGTCCCAGCACTTGTTGGAGGCATGATGATGCGAGCCGGTAATAAATCGTCTGATGAAACTTGGTTCGAGTGACCTAAAATTTCTCTTACTAATACTCTTCCGATTTGAGGTTCGTCAGCTCCAAGCCCGAGTTCTGATGTTGGATCTTCTGCTACTATGCCTTCAAAAAAATACGGTGCTTGCATTTTATCATCCTCTATTATTTGTGCACACGCGGAGTACCGCCAATGCCGTCTTTTACGATCTCAAGGCCTTGCATATATTCTGCTTTCTCATTAAAAGTTAAAACATGTCGGCACTTAGTTACCATGTAATTACCTGAAGTCATAGCACTATCTTCTCTTATTGGATTTTTATCACCTTGAGTACGAGCATTATATTCTGGAAGTTGACAGTGAATAACATCGCCGACGGTAATTGTGCTATCTCCATAAATAGTTATCTGCGCGATAGTCGTTAAGAAATGCGCCATGTAAATGGGAACGTGATTTTTCTTTTCGGCTCTTTCTGCATTTTCTGTGGTCGGATCACGATCTATTTTTACTAATAAACTTGCATTTTCTTCTAACTGATTTTGTCTTTTTAGAGTAGAAGATATAGACTTTTCATTTAAAGTTTCAAACTCTAATTTTTTTGGATCTACACTATACGTAGTAATTTCACCAGTAACTGTGTTTCTTTCTTGTACAACAACTTTTGCGATGCCTTGGTTGCCGTTTTGAATAGATTTAAATGCTAAGATGTTTCTCCATTTTGCACCTTCAAAATCAAGGTTTGTTAATGTAGATTGCATGAAACATTTGTCACCAATATTCTCTTTGCCTTCTCTAATCATCATCTCCATACTCTTGAAGACGAATCCATACTTATTCTCAAAGAAATAAAACGCATGACCTTTAAATTCTTGAGACATAGCATATTCGACGCGAATCTCATCGATACATTGCAACGGTGTTTTAAGAGTAAGATTAAATGCATGCAGCCCACGAGTCTTTTCTGCGAACAAGTTTTTATTCGAACCAAGAACGTTAAGATACGCTTTCACCATTTTTTCACACTCTATCTTCTTTTTCGAAAGAGGTGCGTCACGTAAATTACGAGATTTCCATACTTCATATGTCGTACAACTGAGTTTATATGCTACGCCTTTATCATCTGTTGTAGGAACAACCGGATCGTCATTTTGAACATAAAATTCATAACGAATAGCAGACTTTGAATTAGATTCGTTGGTCGTAAACTCGATAATGATTTTTTTATTTTTAAAAAGAAAATTATCAAACATTCCTTTTGAATCATAGAACTCAAAATCTGCTCGCACGGTCGGGCTCAAAACAGATTCGTAGATGTTTGCTTTTACGCAAACAGGAGTCAATTGAAGAGCTTTGCCACAGTCTGCTGTTTTAGCTGTAGCATCGATCATTATAAATTCGTTGAGTTTAAATTGTCCGTCTCTAATCGAGTTCATATTATGTACTTAGCTGTTGAATGAATTGTTTTTCTGTTTCCGCAAGATAAGAAGACTTGAGAAGCGTGACATTTTTCTTCATCTCGTTAACTTCTTGTTCCTCTTCATATGCATTTACTGCATACCAATATGAAGCTTCTGCATCGGAGATATTTTGCTTTAGAAGTGTTACTGTACTAATGCCCTCAGTAGTATTCGCTACAAAGGTTCCTGATACATGTTTTACTGTCAAAGTCTTGTTTTCTGTATCGATGAAATCAACAGTGGCATATGCTCCTGTACTAGTCTGTGATACTCTATCTCCAATAACAAATGATGAAGGAGATACAGTGAGAGAAAGAAGAACGATCTTATTAGTAGATACTACCCAATCTTCTTTGATTCTTTCATATCCAAGTATTGCACCAATATTAGTTAATTTAGGTTTCCAATACTTTCTTAAGTTTAATGTTTCGTCTGCCTGTAAAGCTTCAAATTGTGCAACAGTAATAAGTCTTTCGTCAGTGTGCCAACCATTTCTATAGAACTTAATAATAACTCTGGCGTTTGCTGTCGACCCGTACTTATTATCGATATATTTTTTAAAATCTTCTGTCGATTTATAATAATCATAATAAGGATCGACGATATTATTCGTAAGATATATCATCCAATCAAACTGCGAAGAGCCGTAATAATTATAAGACAATAGATCTGGTCGTTCGAACCCTTCTTCAAGAGTAAACTGGAAGTTAGAGTAGATCTCTTTTTTAGATTGTTCAGTAAAGTCAACACGTGCCAAGATATTTTTGACAATCTTGCCATCGTAATCGACTACCGGAAATCTATCAAAATATCTCGCCATCTTTATGTTCCTGTCTTCGCCGGAGTTTCGGCTTTAGTTGAAGGTTGTATTCCTTTTATAACCGAATCTGAGAACTCTTTTGCTCCAGCTCTTAGATCTAAACCTGAACCTTTTTCAAGACCATCGATTAACTTGTCCCACATTGGTTGTATATTGTCTCCGCCTTTACGACCATAGCGATCTGCTGTTTGCATTTCTGTTTCAAGCATCGAAATTGAAACTTCGATAAATGATGGATGATGTGTTCCTTCAAAAAATGAAGGCAAGCCCTGTGGAGAATAGTTGATCTCTACCGACTGAATAAGGCACGGAGAAAACATGATCATTTCTTTATTTTTTCCAATGATCATTTCTGGTTGACATAGGAACGGATAAGCTAGAACTTGAGTTCCAAGACTACTGAATGCTGGAAGAGAGAAAGCCTTCATGGCCTTCAGAATATCCATAAGTTGTTGGCTCTCGCTCGGATTTCTCGGCGCGAAAGTCCATTCAAATCGATGTTGACGAAGCGGAACACCACTAAACAGTGCTTGAACGTGAGGATTCGGAACTGCTCCAGTAACCTGACCAATAGTGCTACCGATATCTCCTGTTGCCTGAACAGCTTTACTATAGATCAGTGCGATTGCAGCTTCTTTTGCAACTTGTGCTTTATTTGCACCTGGAACGAGCGCTTTCTGTATGGCATCCGCCACGCCTCCGGCCATGCCCGTCGATTCTTGATCGATTGAGATCTCGAAACTTTCTCTGATTCCTTTTGGGAGAGGAAGAGCAAAAGCTTGAACGAATTTCAAAGTACCTTTGGTTTCTGGCGCAGGGCGTTGATACTGCTTAAACTTAAACGCCATATAGTAACGATCACTGATATGATTAGGAAACTGTAAAGTAGGCAGACCGTCTATACTAACTTTATTTGAAGCACGCTGAATAGCATCGACATATGTTTCCGCGGCAGCAGACGCTCCAATAATATTACCAGTATTAGGATTAAAATTATTACGAATATCAGCACATGAAGCACGCTTCATCTCGCTGGTAAATGTCTGAAAATACTTGTCTTCGAGGCCAGAAGTCAAAGCATCGCCGAAACGAGCAGAGAGTTCAGCAGCAATCGAATCTGAAAGACCAATCTTTTTCAGAGCCTTAGCAAAGAGATCCTCGACTGCGTTCTCGAGTTTATCTTCGATTTTATTCGTAATCTTTTTTGCGAGTCTGTTTGCAAGTCCGCCAACATCTCTCTTAAAACCGTCTAGGTTTACTAGTTTGTTATCTCTCGAGGCCATGTTTTCTCTCAGGTTATAAGTCTTCAATCTTATTTATAAATAGATTCATGGCTTATCAGGGAAAGTTTCGACCAAAGAATACAAAGAAGTATCTTGGGGATTCGAACAATATCGTATATCGTAGTCAATGGGAATTAAAGTTCATGATGTACTTAGATTCGCATCCTAACGTCGTGCAATGGGGGAGTGAAGAACTCGTCATTCCGTATCGCTCACCTATCGACAATCGAGTACATCGATACTTTCCAGACTTCATTGTCAAGAAGAAAACACCAGAAGGCAAGATCGATACTGTAGTGGTTGAAATAAAACCTCATGCGCAGACGCGGCCTCCAGTGGTGATAAATAAGCCTAATAAGCGTTATATTAATGAAGTCATGACATGGGGTGTCAACGAAGCCAAGTGGAGAGCAGCTGCAATATACTGCAACGACCGCGCTTGGAAGTTCGAGATACTCACCGAAAAAGAACTAGGAATTAAGTTTTAATGGCAATTGTATTTGATACTATCATCACACAAGGTGTTCGTTCAGGACAGATTCCTGCGCGCACGAACTCTGCGCGTGAGTGGTTCAGAGATACTGCCGGTAAAATGAATCGTATCAATGAGCGTGAGATGATGAAGGGCGACGTAAGTCGTATGACTACTCAGCCTCTGCTCGGCTCGATGTACATGTTCTACTATGATCCGAAACATAAAGAAGAGCTTCCATACTACGATAGATTTCCTCTGATCTTTCCATATAAGAAAGTCAAAGGCGGATTTATGGGACTCAACTTACACTACTTGCCGTTGCAACTCAGAGCGAAGTTGATGGACGGTCTATATGACTTTGCAAACAATACTCGTTACGACGAGTCCACAAAGCTTAAACTCAGCTACGAACTCATGACACAGGCCGCAAAGCTAAGATGGTATGCTCCATGCATTAAACACTACTTGACTTCACACGTGCAATCAAAATTTATGTACGTTTATCCATCGGAATGGGATATCGCGCTCTTCTTACCAACAGAACGTTTCGTCAAAGCAAGAAAGAATCAAGTTTGGATGGACACGAAAAGAATGCTAGGAGTTACTAAGTAATGTCAACC